TCACAGATCGACCGTGATCCGCCCTGCCAGCCCGGCCCCGTAGCGCGCCGACAGCTGCGCCACCTCGACCACGACCGCGCCCAGCGCCGCGTCGGCAGCCTGTGCCGCGGCATCATAGGTCCACACGGGCCCCGCAACACTGTCTTCGCGCAGCACCGCCCCGTCCTTCAGCACCCGGACGCGGTAGCTTTCGATATCCTCGCCCAGCGGCACCTCGGCCATGTCCCAACCATCACCATCAATCCGCGTCCGCCGCACCCAGCTTATTGCAATATCACCTGAGCCAAGCACATCCGCGCGCAGATGCACCGGCGCATAGGGCCGCAACCCGTTGCCGTCAAAGGCTTGCACCTGCGCGACATAGCTCGGATCGTCCAGCCCCCGCCGCGCAGGGCCGATGCGGTAATGTTGCGCCACGCGCCGCAGGCTGGCGGCCATGTCGATCTGCGCAGGCGTGCCGTTCATCAGCACCACCCATGACCCCACCGGCCAGGCATCCGGCATCAGCGCATCGGTGCCCAACTGTCCCCGCAACCTGCGGCGCAACAGATAGGTGTCCGGCGCGATCAGTTCCGTTTCCTGGAACTGGAACAGCTCCCAGTTGTCACTGCTCCCATCCCCGATGGCGCACAGGTTTCGCCCATTCAGCACCGCTGCCTCTGAAACCGATGAAAGCGCCCCGTGCAACAGGCGCACTTCCAGTGCCTCGCCCTCATCCCAGATCGCGGGCGCATGGCGCACCAATGCCGATTGCGTCAGGCCAATCACCGCCTCCTGCGCGATGATGCTGTTCAGTGTGTAATCCTCATCCGACGGTGCGCTGTATACGGCAACCGTCCCGGGCCAGGGCTGCGCGGTTACCGCCAGATGCGGCGCATGGGGCACCTCGTCGCCGGTCATCAGTGGCAGGTCCAGAAAGAACGGCGACACCGGCACCGGCGGGACAAAGTCATGCACCCGCGCCAGCGCATCCTCCATGTCCGAAGGTTCATAAACACCCGGCTCGATCCGCACCGCTTCCAGCATCTGGAATGCGCCCTGCTCGACCCGGTCCACACGGTAGCGCGCGGCATCTTCGCCCTCACCGCTCAACCCGATCACATCTCCCGCACCAACGCCCATCACCGACGGCGGCAAGGCCACACGCACCGCGTCGCGCGCCACACGCGCCTCGACCAGCCAGCGTTCCACCACCTGCCGTCCCTCGGCACGCGTCATCGCCAGCGCCACCTCGGATGTGGCAACCGCATGCGTCGCGTCATCCGGCAGCACGGCTTCCTCCGCGATGGTCTCGAAATTGCCATCTGCCTGCACGAACCGCAGCCGCACGCGCCCTGCCATTTCGGCTTCGGCCTCGCGGATACGTTCCAGCGTGCCTTCCATCTCGTCACTGACGACCAGATCGCTGCGTGCCAGATCTGCCGTCAAGGCCCCGTCCCGCTTACGAAAGGCCAGCACCCCGTCGCGTTCAATCGCGTCAAAGCCATACCGCAGCATCAGCGGTTGCAGCGACGCCCGCGCGTCGGCCACATCGTCCACCACGTAGCCACGCACATAGCCATGCAATTGCGACGTGTCATAGGCCTGCAAGCCTGCCTTTTCGCAAATCTCACCCACCACGGACGCCAGCGTGCGCGCGCCGGTGCGCCCGTTGATCCAGTGACCACGGGTATAATTCTCCCCGTCGCTCCACTGCGCTGTGTTGTTGGGAAAGAACGGATAGGGCCGCGTGTCCCAGGCCCAGACAAAGCTGCGCGACAGGTCCAGCATCGGCCCCCCGTATTCAACCGACACCGGGTTGTGCATTGCTTCCCCCCAATAGGAATACATCGCCCGCAGATAACGCTTTTGAATCAGGTCGTCGCGCGTGCCGTCCGAATAATACGGCAGATCGCTTTCCGAGGATTTCGCATCCAGGAACTTGTTCGGCTGGTTGGTCCCCTTGTCCACCGCCGCACAGCCCAGTTCGGTAAACCATATCGGCTTGGATTGCGGCTCCCAGGCGGTCGGCACTTCGCTTCGCACGCCGTTCACCCGTTCGTGGTGCGTGTTCTGCCACCAGTTGCGCAAGTCCTTGACGCGATAGACCCAAGGCTCGTCATGCGCGCCATCGGTGATCGGCGTGCGGATCTGCGCGTCGCGGGCGTCCGAGGAATGGTAATACCAGTCATAGCCTTCGCCACCCTCGATGTTGGCACGCAGGTAATCCAGGTTGTAGATATCCCCCTGGTCCGCATCCAGATGCGCGTCGCCCTCCCGCCAGTCCGACAGAGGCATGTAATTGTCGATTCCGACAAAGTCGATCTCGTCATCGGCCCACAGCGGATCAAGGTGAAAGAACACATCACCCGACCCGTCCTGCGGTTGATAGCCGAAATACTCCGACCAATCCGCCGCATAGCCGATCTTGGTCCCGGCCCCCAGCAAGCTGCGCACGTCCCCTGCCAGCCCACGCAAGGCGGCCACGAAAGGAAAGCTGTTCCCGGCCCCCCGGATCTGCGTCAGCCCGCGCAGCTCGGACCCCACACAGAACGCGTCAACACCACCCGCCGCCGCGCACAGCGCCGCATAGTGCAGGATGAACCGCGAAAGGCTCCATTCCTCGGGGCCGGTGTAGGTGACTGTGCCATCGCCCACGATGAAATCCGCCGCCGTCACGCTGCCGACAAAGGCCGCAACCTCCGCATCCGCCACAGCCGTCCCGTCAGGCGACCCATTCTGCCCAGCCGCCTTGGACGTGGTGATCCGCCCCCGCCACGGCAAAGCGGGCTGGCCCAACGCATCCGAATAGGGATTTGGCAGATCATTCCCCGCAAGCTGATCCATCAGCACAAAGGGGTAAAACATCACCGCCTTGCCCGCGTCATTCAGCGCGCGGATCGCCTCGACCACAGCGGCATCCGCCGTCGTACCGCCATAGATCGGACGGTCGCCCACCTCGGCAATCTCCTGCGCAGCACTGCGTGTCAGCCCCGACACAACCCACGGCATGTTCTGGCCGTCCGCATCCTTGCGCTCCACCTTGGGCCGGATCGTGCAGGTGTCACAGCGCAGGTCGTCCCCGAACCACGACACCACCAATGACACCGCACCACAGTTCTGCAACTCGCCGTCCAGAACCTCCAGCGATTGTGCAAAGTCAGGCTTGCCTGCAGGCGTGTTTACATTGGCACTCCACCGACCGCCCTTGCCATCGTCGTAATAAACCGGTGTCGTGGCCAGGGCATATTCTCCCGTGCCGGGGATCAACGCCACCCCCTGCACCGCCTGCGCCATCTCGGCGGCATAACCGTCCTCGCCGGGCTGCTCGGCGCGGATCACCTCGAACGAAAACTGCGGCACGCGGTTGCCAAAGCGCTGCAACCCCAGGTCGTCCATCACCACGTAAGCCGTCCCGCGATAGGCAGGCACCTGCCCCGCGCCCTCGATCGCCTCGATCGTGGGATCGGGCAACTGGTCCTGCGTTCCCGTATAGACACGCATGTTCAACTCATCCGCCGCCACTTCCTCGCCATCCGCCCAGACGCGCCCCACGCGCAGGATTTCCCCCGCGCTCAGCGCTATCGCCAGCGACACAGAATAGCTGTATTCGCGCGTCGCAGGACGGCTTGGCGCGCCCTTGCCGCCCCCCGACTGCGCCACTGTCTCGCGGAAATCCGACGCCCAGATCACCTGACCGCCGACCCGCATCCGCCCGTAAACCTGCGCCACCGGGTCGCCTTCGCCCGCATGGGTCAGGCGAAAGCGATCCACGCGGCCGGTTTCGACCACATCCGAGCCTTGGCCCATCAACCGCTGGTCGATCACCTTGCCCAGCGTCGCGCCAACGGCCCGACCGATGGCCACCGACGACAGACCTGCCAACGTGCCACCAACCGAGCCACCAATTGCGGCACCCGCCGCCGAAAGAACTATCGTCGCCATTCAGGACCCTTCCTCGGGAAATTGAAACCGCGCCACCAGACGCCGCCGCCAAGGCGTGCTCAGCGGACTTTCCACTACGCCGTGACCGGAATAGGCATGTATGAAACTGGCACCCGCACCGATGTCGGCCGCCACCCCCAGATGTTTGGCCACCGCCCCGTCGCGCATCCTGAACAACAGGATGTCACCCGCAGTCGCATCCTCCAGCGCCTTTGGCGTCAGATGCCGCAAGGCCGCTGCCCACAGCCGTTCGTCGCGCTGCGGCTCTGACCAATCCATCGAATAGGCAGGGGGCACTTCCGGCTCTGCCCCGATCACCTCGCGCCAGATGCCCCGCACCAGCCCCAGGCAATCGGCCCCGGCCCCGCGACAGGACGCCTGATGCACATAGGGCGTGCCGATCCAGCCCCGCGCCACATGAACAACCCGCGCCCCGCTCATCGCAGGCTGCCCCCGGTGTTGACACCGTCCGCGCGCGGGACCGACATCACCCAATCCTCGCCCGGAATGTCGGGAAAGCCCTGGAAGTTCACCAGATTGTCGAACTTCAACCGGCAGGTCTCGGTGCGTTTGTCACACCCGGCCAAGACGCGGACGCGGTCCCCCGCCACCAGCGGCACCCGCAGCTTTTGCCACAGCTCGATCCGCCGCGTCCCTCCGATCAGCGCGTCATCCTTGATGACACCCCACAAGCCTGCTGCCGCACCGCTCAGAACATCCAGTCGCCCGCGCCGGAACCAGTCCGGCTCGAACGCGCCCGCATCCGGCCATTCGAACAGCAACCCGTCGCTGCCAACCTCCAGCGTGACGTCGACAAAATAACCGGGCGTCGCGGAATTGAACCGACACTGCGCATCCCCCAGAACAGCCGTACAGGGCTTCTGGTAGATCCGGCCCAAGGGACGGTTCAACGCCTCGGTCAGCCCGCGCAACTCTGCGTGAAAGGCACCGTTGGCACGGCGCAACTCGCCCATGCTGCCACGAAACTGCAACCATCGGACGGACACGTCCTGCCAGTTCACCAGCCACGCCCGCACCTCGGCCCCGTCGAAACGTCCCGCCTCGATGTCCGCCTCGGTGATCGCGGCATCGCTCAGCGCGCCCAGCGCCTCGGTGTTGTCCACCGACAGCCCCGTGCTTTGCGCCAGCGCCGCCGCGCTCAAACCCGTGTCGGCCCGGAACGTCATCCCGTCAAAGGACAGCGCCCTGTCATGATCGGTAAACCCGTACTGAACCCCGTCCGCACGGGTGATCGCCCAGGCCCGGCACAATGTCGTCGTGCCCGTGGCCACATGCGCCTGAAACGCAGCACTCAGCCCCGCCATCAGACCCGCACCTCGATGACCGGCACATCCGGCACCTGGCCCGCCTGGAAACTGGCAACACTGGTCTGGATCTGATCGGTTGCAAAACGCACCGGCACGTCGAATTCAAACCCCGCCACGATCTGCATCTGCGGATCGGGCGGATGGGCAAAGGCAACGATGCCAGTGGTCACATCCACCTCGTAATCCACGCCTTCTTGCAGTTCGTCCTGCTCGACGCCAACGCGCACGGTGCCCGCCACAGGCTTGGAAATGATCCGGTCATAGCTCTGCACCCCTGACCGATAGGTTTTCACCAGCGGAAAGCTGACCGTCGCCCCGTCACCCACCGCAATCACCTGATCGTCAAAGGCGATCTGCCCGCTGGCCTTGCAGGTCTTGAAATCGGCCCAGTCCTTCCATCGAAACCCGAACATCTGCCCGCGCCGCGCCTCGAAAAAGGCGATCAGCGCCTCGATGTCATCCAACGACCGCATCCCCAGCCCCGCATCATAGCGGCGGCGCGAATGCGCCCAGGGCGTGTTGCGCTCCTCGTACCCATTGGCCAGCGTGACAATCTCGGTGCGTCGCTCCGGCCCCCCGAGCGATCCGAAACTCAGCGACGCGGGAAATCTTACCTCGTGAAAATTCATGTTCTTCCCCTCCTCAGCGGTTACGGTTGCCACGGCCCAGCGCACGGCCCATCTTGGCCGCGATCTGGTTCTGGCTGCGCTGGAACCCCTGCACATCCGGCGTGGTGATGTTCATCACGATGGTGGGCGCTGCCACCCCGCCACCGCGCACGCCCAGCTTGCCATCAGCCCCGCGTGCCAGCGGCATGATTGCCTCGGGGCCTGCCTCCCCCAACAGCCCCATTCCTCCGCGCATCCCGAAAGGCGTGGCGCTGCTGACGATGCCTCCACTGGCAAAGGGCATGACCCGCCCCTGGCTGAACGACGCCCCGCCGGCAAAGGGCAGAATACCCTGCACCAGCCCGTTCACCCCCTGCGCCAGCAAGCCGCCGAAATGGGTGGTCACGGGTTTCAGCGCGGCATTGTAAGTGGCGTTGATCATCGACTGCGCCACGGTTTGCAGCGCGTCCGACAGCTTCATCCCGTCAAAAACCACACCGTCAAACGCGCGGCGCAGGCCACGGCTCAACCCGCGTTCCAGCGTTTGCACATCCTGCCCCGTCGCCGCCAGCGATATGCGCATCCGGCGCAGCTCACTGTCAAATCCTGTCACCATGACCGAGGCCTGACCCAAACTGTCCGACAGCGCGTCCGCACTGGCGTCCAGATCCTCGATCTTGTCCTGATACTCGCTCATCTCGTTCCCTCACATTCTTTGTCGGGATAGGCCGCCATCAGCGCCGCCAGCCCGTCGTTCAACAGCGGCGCACCCGCGCCCGCATCCCCCAGCATCATCCGCAACTCGGCAGGCGTCAGGCTCCAGAACACGTCCGGGGACAGCCCCAGTCCATGCAATCCCGCCCGCATCAACGCCTGCCAGTCCATCGTCTGCCTCATGCTGCGGGCACCACAAAGGCACGCGCCAGCAACTCTGCCGCCGCCCTTGCCGCCGCCATCGGCCCGCCCTCTATCTCGGCCTGCGCCAGCGCGGCGGGTGACAGATCACAGCCGCCCCCCTCCAACCCCGCGCCCAGCAGGACCAGCACATCGCGGGTAGAGAACGCACCGCTCTCGAACCGCTCGACCAGCGCCACCAGCGATCCGGTCTCCAGCGCCGCCTCAAGCGACGCCAGCGCACCCAGGGTCAGGCGCATCACATGCCGCTGTCCATTGATGGTCAGCGCCACGTCTCCCCTCCACGGATTGGCCATGTCAGATCACAGCGCCACAAAAGTCAGCAAACCGGCCGACGCCAGCGACATCTCATAGGTCGCCTCGCCATTGTGGCTGCCCGCGTATTCAATGGCCGTCACCTGAAACGGACCTTCGATCACACCGAAATCGGGAATGATGATCTGGAAATCCGGCACTTCACCGTCAAAGAACAACTGGCGCGCGCGCTCGTCCGTGCCTTCGTCCTTGAACACACCCGCGCCGCTGATGCTGCACGACCGCACGCCTGCCCCCGCCAGCAACTCGCGCCAGCCGCCCTGGCTTTCCAGACTGGTCACATCCACCGTTTCGGCATTGAAACTGACGCGCGTGGCCCGCAGGCCCGCAATCGTCTCGAACTGACCGTCCGAGGTCATATCCACCTTGACCAACAGGTCTTTTCCATTCTGAGCAGCCATGAAATTCTCCAATCAGGGCAAAAGGTTAAACTTTCTCGTCACGCGCCAGGTCATGCGCCCCCAACGCGCGTCACATCATGCGTCTTCGACGCGGGCCTTGAACCGCAGGGCAATCATCCGTCCCGCACCCGCATCGCTGCGGTCCGCCACCGCGCGGTCGAAATTCAGGTAAATCAGCCTGCCACGCGTCAGCGTCAGGTCGGCACCGTGCAACGTGTCACTGACCGCTGTCGCCACCGCCTTGGCTGCGGCAAAGCCCTGCACATCCGTGACAACTGCAATCCGCACATCGTGCAGCGCACCGGTGCCGGTCTTGTCATTGGCCGCCTGTGCGGTCTCGGCCCCGATGCTGACATACAGCGACGGGACAGTTCCCGTGGGCACCGCATCGTAAATGTCCGTCCCAACCAGGTCCGTGACCGCGGTCGATGCTGTCAAAGCCTCGTAAATCGCGCCTTGCAGCGCAGCCGATACACCATAGCTCATGTCGCCACCTCCTCATCTGCGAAACAGGTCAAATAGCGTCCCTCGGGATCATGCTCGGCCACCGCCGTGATGCGAAACACCCGCGCCCCATCCCGAAACCGCTGTTCCGCCGCCGGCCGCTCGGGGTGGCCCTCGGGCGCGCCCCGCACGATGATGCGATAGGACACCCTGGACACCGCCACAGGCCCCGCCGCCGCCTCGCGCCCCGTGCGCGGCAAAACCTGCGCCCACAGCACGCCCAGCACGGTCCAGCTCTGCGCATATCCCCCCGCCCCGTCAGACACCCGCACGGGCGTCTCCAGGATAAGCTGGCGGTTCAAACGCGGCAGCTTCATGCCACCCCCCCGGACCAGACGCGGAACGTGCGATACCGCTCGATCAGGCTGCTGACGCCAAAGGGCATACAACCCTCGCTCAGCGTCGTTTCATTGCGGAATTCGTAGTAATGCGCCGCCAGCAGCAAAACCGCCTGCTGCAGATCCGCGGGCACCTCGCCCCATGTGGCGCCGTATCCCGCGTCAAAGCCGATCACGACCGAACCCGCCGCGGGAATCGCAGGCAGCAATGTACCCACCGGGCGCAGCTGGGGCCGCTGTCCGTCCTGCTCCAGCCAGTAGTGCGCCGCGGGCACCTCGCTGCGCACCCCCAACCGGTCCACGATCTCGACACGGGTCACAGCCACCACCGGCGCCACCGGAATGTTTGCCGCCTCACGGTCCCGCCAGCGGGTCAACGACCAGCTGAAACCACGCTGCAACAGGACCTTGCCCGTGCGCGCCTCCACCGCCGCCATTGCTGCCCGCAAGAAGCTTATCAACAGCTCGTCCTGCAGCGATCCCGCGCCAAATCCGGTTCCCAGACGCAAATGCGCTTTGAATTCATCCACCGGCAGGCCCGCGTCAGGCACCGTGGTTTCTTCGATCAACATCATGGAACATCTCCAAAATTCCGGCCCCTCAAAGATCAGAGCCGGACGCACACCAGCCCGCGTTGCTCAGACGGAGGGGAGCAGCTAGACAACGCTGGCCTGTCAAAAGGGCACACGCCCGGCCAACGCGGGGAAACCAACGCCCCCCGCGCCATCCACCACCCCGATTAAGAGACGGCGAATTTCAGCAGCTTGATCGCGGCAAAGTCGCTGACATCGCCGCCGACGCGCTTGGTCGCGTAGAACAGCACATGCGGCTTGGCGCTGAACGGATCGCGCAGAATGCGCAGGTCGGGACGTTCCGCGATGGTGTAGCCCGCCGCAAAGTTGCCAAAGGCAATGGCAAAGCCTTCGTCCGCTGCATCCGGCATGTCCTCGGCCACCAGCACCGGATAGCCCAGCAAGGTCGCAGGCTGCCCCGCCCCCATGCCGTCAGACCAATGGAACCGCCCGTCGCTGTCCTTCAGCTTGCGCACGATGCCTGCGGTTTTCGAGTTCATGACAAAACTCGCGCCGGCGCGGTATTGCGCCCCCAGCGCATAGACCAGGCCAATGATCGCGTCAGGCGTGACAATCCCGTCAATGCCCGTCGTCTCATAGCCGATGCTGCCCCACGACCAACTGCCGTTCGCAACCTTCGGATGGGCCAGGAACCCCTTGGGCTTGTCCACACCATCACCGTTGACAAAGGCTGCCGCCTCGGCCCGCGAAAACTTGTCCGCAATGCGCCCGGCCAGCCAGCCTTCGATGTCGAACGCACTGTCATCCAGCAACCGCTGCGACGCCTTGGGCAGCGCCGACAATTCATGCAGCGGGATGGTGATCCGGTCGATCTGCGGCGTATCGGTTTCCGACACGGCACCCGTTTCCGTGGCCCAACCCGCACCCACATCCGTGTGATCGACCAGCACGTCGAATGTCGTCGCCTCGACATTCACCACCGACGCAATCGAACGCACCGATGCGGTCGCATTCAAAACCGACTTCACCGTGTCCGCCGTCTGCGGGTCCACCAGATAACCCCCATCGCTGTTCACCGCGGTCGACAGCGATTTCACCTCCATCTCCAGGCCGCGCAGCCCGTCATCGTCACCCGTCCGCAGATAGGCATTGAACGCCTTCTGATGCGGCGCGCCTGTGTCCACAGCGCCCGCCAAAGGGGGGCGCGCAGGTGTCATTTGTTTCCGGTCCAGCATGGTCAGTCGCTCTTCTGTTTGTTGAAGTTTCATCTCAATGTCAGCCTGAAAGCCCTTGAAATCGCTGACAAAGCCATTGACGGCCCGCGTGACTTCCTGAACCGGAGACAGATCTTCCCCGGTCCGAGCCTTGATCTCGGTCTTGCTCATCCGCATGTCCTTGGTTGATTGCAGTTCAGACGCGACTTACGTGCGCATCAGCCTTGTGCGCACGTCCTCAAAGGCCGCCGCCATTCCGCGCAGTGCCGCAGCTTCGTCAGGCAGCATGTCGCCCGCTTTGCCAGCCACACGCGCACTGGGCAGCATCGGGAATGTCACCAGCGACACCTCCCAAAGCTCCAGTTCCGTCAAGAGCCGCTGGCCCTTGTCATTCTTCGCCGCCCGCACCGTCCGATAACCGATGCTCAGCCCGTCAATGGCCCCCGCTGCAATCAGCGACGCGGCCTCGCGGCCCTTCTCGACACTGTCCAGCAACCGGCCCTTGACCCACAGCCCCGTGGCGTCCTCGCGCACCTCGTCCCACACGCCGATGGGCTGGGACGGATCATGCTGCCACAGCATCTTGACCTTGCGCCCCGATGCCACCAGCGCCTTGAGCGATGCGGCATAGGCCCCTTTGGCCACCACGTCGCCGCCCTGATCACAGGCCCCGAACAGACTGGCATAGCCTTCGATCACCGCCCCGTCCTGCACCTGCAAGCCTTCGCCGAAACGGGCGAATTTCGTTTCCAGTCCAGTCTCCACGCTCATGGCCCACTCCTTTGTTTGTCCGCTCATGGTGTCGCCACCAGAAAAGATTGCAGCGCCTGCGCCAAAATCACCGCGACCACGCCGTACACCGTCAGCCACAACCGCCGCTCCAGCCGCTCCATGGTCTCGTCCAGCCGGTCCAGACGGCGGGCAATGTTCTCCAGATGAATCTGTGTCACCCGCTCGTGCGCCTGCAACCGCAACCCCGGCGCACATTCGAACCGCTCCAGCACCGGCCCCTCAGGCATCGTCGCCATCCTGCGCGGCAGGCAGGCCCAACAGACTGCGCTTTTCCGCATCGCTCAGGAAATCCGCCCCCGCCACCCGCGCCCATTGCGCGTCGCGCTCGGCGGCCAGTGCCGGCACCTGATCCAGATCGGGCTTCAACACCACCGCATCGCCGCTGAACTGCCCCAACCATTCAGCCAGCGCCGCCGTCACCCGCGTCGCCAGCGGCAGCACCGTCAGCCGGAAAAACGCGCGGTTCGCCTCCTGATAGTTGGCATAGGTCGCATCCCCCTGAATCCCCAGCAGCATCGGCGGCACACCAAAGGCCAGCGCGATCTCGCGCGCGGCACTTTCCTTGGTCTTCTGGAACTCCATATCGCTGGGTGAAAACCCCATCGGCTTCCAGTCCAAACCGCCTTCCAGCAGCATCGGCCGCCCCGCATTGCGCGCGCCCTGATGATGGCTTTCCATCTCGCTCACCAGCCGGTCATATTGATCCGAACTCAGGCTGCCTTGTCCTTCGGCCGCGCGATAGACAATCGCCCCGCTGGGCCGTGCCGCATTGTCCAACAGCGCCTTGGACCAGCGGCTTGCACTGTTGTGCACATCCAGCGCCATCGCCGCCGCCTGCATCGGGCTGAACCCGTAATGGTCGTCCTGCGGGTGAAAGCTCTTGATATGGCACACCGGAGCAGGCGCACCGCTGGCATCGAACCGGTGCTTGCGCCCGCCCACCGCGTATTCATAGGCCACAGGCCAGCCATCGCCCCCCGGCACCACGCTCATGCGGTCACTGCGCAGTACATGCAGCTCTTGCGGCACGCCGCTGCCACCCGACACCGCCTCGACATAGCCATTGCCCGACAACAGCAACTGCCCGTACAGCGCCTCCAGCATCTCGGCCCGCCCCTGCGCCGCGTTGGGCCGCGTCACCAGTTGCAACAGCGGATGCACGTCATAGCGTTGCACGTCGTCCTGCACCACCAGCGGCAGCGCGGCCGCCGCCTCGGCAATCAGCTTAACACAGCGAAACCCAACCGGATTGCCGCTGAACCCCGTGCGCGTCAGCGACACGGTATCGCGCGGGCTCCAGGCCACGCGCCCCGAGGTCTGATAGGCCACCACAGGCCCCGTCGCGCTGGCCTTTTGCTGCGGCGCATCCTGCCCGCCACCGCGTCGAAAGAAATCCAGGACCATCGCTTCGCTCCTCACCTGTCCTTGGTTGGCGCAACCGGTGCCAACCACCCCGCAGCCCTCTTGCGTCGGCGGGATCACCGCCGACCGTCCAAGCCACGCCTTGATGTCTAAGTCGGGACCAACACCACCCGTCCGAGCCGGGTGATGTCGGCGTTGAGGGCACTATGCCAACAAAGTGTTAATACCGATCAAAGCGACCGTACGCCGGGTCTCCGCCACTCTGTCGCAGGCACGATCATCAGCTCGTGCAGCGCCCACACCAGTGCGTCCACGCGGTCAGGCGACCCCGCACCCTCGTACCCCCGCGCGGTCATCTTCACCATCTGGTCCTCCAGCGCATCCAGCGGTCCCGCATGATGCACCCGCCCCTGCTCATACAGCGCCGCCACCGGCTCGGCCCGCGCCACCTTGCCCCGGCTCGCATGGACCGCTTTGTAGGGCACCAGCGGGTCCACCTGCCGGATCACCTCGCCCACCATCTGCCCGCCCTGATTGACCTCGGCCACCAGCCTGTCCGCATTGAACTCATCCCGCGCACGGATCGCCGCCCGCGCCCATTCTGCAGGGCTGGCCCCCTTCACCGTCCGGTCCGCCAGCACATAGGCCCGCCAGGTCTCGGGCGGCCCTTGGGTCTGCGCCCCCACCACCACGATCCCGCATTCGTCAGATCCCTTGCCATTGGTCGTCGCAGGGTCCAGCGCCACCACCACGCGGTCCAGTTCGGGTGCCTTGGCCACCCGCACCGCACTCAGGCCCGCCGAAGTCCACAGCGCCCCCTCCGCGTCTGCCAGCAACACGCCGTCCAGTTCCTGCCGCCCCAGCCGCGTCCCTGCATAACGCGCCCGCACTTCCTCCAGAAAACTCTTCGCCAGGTTGGCGCGGTTCGCTTCTGTCGGCGCATGGCTGGTCACGGTCGATGGCGCCTCAAGCAGCGCCTTCAACACCCCCACATTGCGCGGCGTCGTCGTCACACAGACCTGCGGCTGATCGCCCAGGCGGAGCGCAAACTGCAACTGGTCCCACGCCTCTTCCGACTTTTTCCACTTGGCCAGCTCGTCCACCCAGGCCGCATCAAACTGCGGCCCGCGCAACCCGTCAGGATCATGCGCCGAATGCACCGTCGCCACCGCGCCATTGGGCCATTCCAGCCGATTGCGCGTGGCGATCCACTTGGGCCGACGGTCGGGCGGTGAACAGGCCATGATCCCGCTTTCGCCAAAGATCATCACCTCGCGCACCTGATCCTGTGTCTCGCCCACCAGCGCCACGCGCCGACACGCGCCCTCATCAAACGGCCGCGCCCCCTCGACCTTGCTGCGCACCCACTCGGCACCGGCCCGCGTCTTGCCCGCACCACGCCCGCCCAGGATCACCCAGGCCCGCCAGTCCCCCTCTGGCGGCAACTGATGCGGCATCGCCCAGAACTCGAACAGAAAAGGGAGGGCACAAAGCCCCCCCTCGCCAATATCGTCAAGAAACTTGGCCTGCTCTTGCACAGTTGCGCAAGCGAGCAAGTCGGCACCCGACCTCAGCCCGTGCGGCGTCAAGGTCGAGTGCATAGCCGCCTTGGGCGATGTGTGATTGTTTACGTCGACATTCTGCAA